CTCTCTTTCTTTTCGGGGGAGATTAAGGGGGGATTATAGGGGGGTAAGAGATAGGGGGATCGGGGGGAAGGGAGAGGGGGGATAAAGGGGGCCATCAAGAGGGGGACCTTTTCTTTCTCTCTCCCTTGCTTTCGTTTTGCTTTTGAAATGCTTTTAAATGCTTTTAAATGCTTTTCGCCGCCTACTGTCGAGCACTGGCTCGGATCCGGCCAGCCGTCACAGCCTGTTAAGCGATACACCCGTGTGGGTTGTCAACCAAGAAACATGTTGATAAAAAACTGCTGTCCTTTCCCCGTCACCTTCGGGGTCTTGTTCACCGTAACATGCCCATCTGCATGTGTGATGCTGGTTTCCTTGATTTCAAACAGGCCCAATTCCATTGAGCGCTGTGTGGGCATGTTGTAATCCGTGCCCTCTCTGCGGATCAGATATCCGTTGTTCCGCATCCAGTCAAAGAGACGGTTCTGCCCAGTGTCCACCCCATTCTGCTTGAGGAGCTTTGCCAGCTCTCCAACCAGTATGGATGTATTGGAGGCAGCCACGGAGTCCGCAAACAGCACCTTTGGCCGGTTGGCCTCTCTCTCCGCCTCCAAAACTTTTCGCTTCTCCCGCTCCTCCTTTAGAGCAGAAAACGCCTGGATTGCGAGGTCAGGATTTTCGATCAGCTGGTCAACCGCGTATAGGCCATGTCTGCGGATGCTTGGCAGCACCTCCGCCGTGACCCACCGGCGGAACTTCTTCGCCCCCGGTAGTTTACTGGACAGCACCAGGGCATATAGGCCAGACTCATTGATGATAGTCATATTTCTGGACTGGCTGCCGTCGTGAATCCCGACGGCAGCTTTATCTTCGTCATCAACGTGTCGATCGAGCGCATCCCGTGGGTTGCTGTACCCCAGCGCCTGGGCCACGTCCTTGCCCACCAGCCAGGGCTCTCCGCCTACTTCAACCGTCCGGATCGCCCCAAATTCAGGGTTTTCAAAGAGCTTCATTTCGTTCATGTGAGAGGTCTCCTTTCGATTTGATTGGAGAGGCGGCGGGGGAATATCCCGCCATGCGTTTCCTCTCATTGGTGTCACCCCCGTCTCCTGCAACTGCGGGGCGGCAAATATTTTTCAAAATATGTATTGACAATATCATATTTTATGATATAATTAAGTCATAAAAAGTAAAAGGAACAATATAGGAGGTAAAGTCATGAAACACTATGAATATTGCGTTTGCAAAGACGGCTGGATGATGGGTGCTTATATGGACGACAAGAAGGGAGCCGAGGATTGTGCCGCTCGTTATGCCTCCCAGTATCCTGACAGCAAGGTTAAGATCAAGGTCAATGTTTATGACGAAATGGAATACCGTTATTTCAAGGAGGTCGGTTGCTGATGACAAACAGAGAAGCATACGTGTTTGGCTGGGTGTTCGGTCGGCTCAACGCGGCGGCATATCCGCAGGAGATCGGAGGGGATCTCACCCTTGCCGCTCAGCGCCCGTATACAGCACTCGCCAGAGTCATTTCTGATGCTCACAGGCTTGGCCTCCTAAAGAGGGATCTCGACCGGCAGGTTGCTGAGGCGCTTTGCGAGATCACCAGCATTGACCCGCCCGTGGAGGGAGGGTCTGAAAAGTTCCAGCCCCTTGAAATGCAGGGGGCTTGGCAGTTAGGCTATTTTGCCGGTAAAGGCAAGCGCCCCCTTGCGTCTGTCGAGTTTGATATTGCCGCCGCCAGAAAGGCCAAAGGCTTGACTCAAGCCCAGCTTGCGGATGCGATGGACGTTAACCAGGCCGTGATATCCCGCTGGGAGAGCGGCAAGGTCAGCCCCAATGCCGGGAATTTGGACAAACTGAAAGAAATTCTGAGCTAATCCTGCCGCCCCTCCGGGGGCGGCTTTTTTGCCCTCTCCAGCTCGTGCGCTTTTGGGGGCATAGATACCCCTTGCGGGGTATGTTGCGGGTTTGGTCAGGCTTGCCGCGGGCCTGTATGTAATCCGCTGTGCGGTATCACATCACAATTACTATACGAATCTTCGTCAGCCGTCCTGTTACAATCCGGCCTTGTCCTAAGACAGCCGGAACCACACCTACATCCGTCAGCCTCACAGGGGTAGGCCAGTTTCATCGTATAGCAATCACGGTACATCTCAACCCCTCCGCTGGTGTCGTCAGTAGGAACCGTTCATCTTTATATAGCCGGGGTCAGCCAATTAAATATTCTTCGCCCTGCCGCTTTCGCACAGCGCACAAGGAAGGCCCGTCTGCTTTTAACCTGTGGTGCCATACATCTGGTGCCACCGCCCGCCTCATGCGGCGAGGAGCGGCGTATGGCGGACAGTAGGTTGTCCAGCCGCCCATTGGCATTTAATTTAATCGCGCAGTGCCTCTTTTGCTTTCCATCTGCGTTTGGAGCCGAGAGGCGGCATTGAGCCGCCACACGTCCACGGCGTTGTCCATGGCCGCCGCTTCCGCTTCTGCTGCTGCACTCGGCATATAAAGCACCACCACAAGATGATGCTTTGTCCGGCATACACCGGGCATCTCTGGAGCCACCGGGAGGAATCGAACCTCCAACCTACCGATTACAAGACGGTTGCTCTACCAGTTGAGCTAAGATGGCATATTTGCGCCGTCTCGCTTAGATTGACACACCCTGGTCTCGGCGGCGACATCATGATTAGCCACTCGCAGGGCAGTTTTCAGTGGGATAGCGCCGGGGCAGGTCATAGCTGCCACCGCTTTTTTAGCTCCGCCCCCATGACAGGCGGCTCGCGTCTTACTCTTCCCAGCGCCTAGACGCTCTGGCAATCTGGTGTAGTGTCTTTCCACCGTCATTCGCCGCCAGAGGGGTGCGACCCCTCATGCCCCGAATAGTGGGGTGGTGTTCGACCGGCGGCATATTGCACACAGAGAGGGTGGCGGCAGATGCACCGACGCCACCCACTCTGCGTGAAGGAGGAAAAGGGGATGGAAAGAGAATGGGAGCGCAGGGGCATACGCCCCCACGCTCCCATTTTCGCATAAATTCAGGTTGTGATTCCTCAAAAAGGAGGAATTATCAAATTCTTCTGTGAGACGATAAAGGTTTAACTACACACGGATAGTCCGTCCTTCCGAGCAAGTAATCTGTCGACACTTCGAAATAGTCAGCTATTGCCTCTAGTGCATCTGACCGAGGCTTTCTTTCTCCAAGTTCATATCTTCTGATTTGGTCAGACGATATCCCACATAAATCAGAGAGTTTATACCGGCTCAACCGGTTCCTTTCTCTTATTCGCCTCAGCCTCTCCGGGAACTCGTTCAAGTGCTATCCCTCCTCATGCTGTCCGCCCTCCCCGTCGTGGATGGAGCCCTCCGCAATATCCCTTGCCTTTACTGCGTCTGCAAGAGTACGATAAGCACCGATATATTTTTGCTTTCCATTTATGTAAGCATAGGCTTCAAATTTCCCATGTTTCGAGAAGCAAATATTCCGTTCTCCTGTTTTATTTGTTGCCCTCAACCTTCGCTTATTAGGGGCGCAGTTTTCTTTATGCGTAACAAACTGGCAGTTATTGGGCGTATAATTCCCGTCCACGTCAATTCTGTCTATCTCTAACCCTGCTTTATAACCATGCGCAATCGCCCAGTCGCAAAAAGATTTTGGATCGCTTCTCCATGTATCATCCATAGTAATCCCACGCGCCCCATACCATCTGTAACTTTTGGCGTTTGGGTTTTCACATCTTGTTACAATCTGCCCCCACAGGCGATATACATCTGTTCCTTTATACCCATGTGTCCGCATATAGCACCTCTCCATTATCCAGCCGCTTGGCTTTGAAAAGGATTTCTCTCATTGTTTTTCCTCCATCATCGTTAAAGCCTTCTGCAAGCAAGCCTGTATCTCTTCACTGATAGCAGCATTGCTCTTTGCGAATGTACTGTCTAAGTAGTTTTTGTCATGGTAAGCAAGAGTTTCTAGAGCTAACGCAACACGAATGTACTCTTCTGACGTTTTGCATACACACTCAGGGGATTTCATTGGGCACCTCCGATGATCTCGTCCAATGTGGCCCGCCTTATGCTCCTCAGCGTAGGAAACGTTTCATCAAGGTTATCAAGACTGCCCTTATAGTTGTCTTCGTCATCATACATGTAAAATGTCTGTCCCACTATATCAACGTATGCCAATGTTTTAACAACTGGATATAGCACTTTGATAGCCTTCGCCCTCTCCACCTCCTGCTCCGTCCAGCGTGGCTTGCGGGCGATGTTTTCTGGATGATTTATGAGATTGTTAAGACATTCCACAGTGGAGAATCCCCAGCAGTCATTTGATATTTCAATCTGGAATGTCCCATATTTATTGATACGAAATCGCCCTAACGTGTTCCCTCTAATTTCAAACTTTTCTTCTGGTTCAACCCCAAGCACCTCGCAAATTCTCGGCTTGTCCATGTTGGCCCCCCTCCTTGATTTTCAGGTACTTTTCGATGGCTTCGTCTAGGTCGGTCTCCTTTCGCTGGCCGTAGGAGCAGAAACTCAATGGATGATATTCGTAGGTGTTTTGCTCAAGCACAAAATTTCTCCCAATAAATTCAATGCGGCGAATACATTCATCTTTGTACTTGCATTCCCAACAATAGCACCCGCCGGCAGCTTCTCGTTTTCGGCCTGGAGTGCGGAGAGGGCGTCTGCCGCCTCCATGCACAAGTCCATGATTTCCAGTGTCGCCTTATCAGCACATAGGCTGTCGGTGCGCAGCCGCTCAATCAGCTTCTCAATGTCCATCACTTTTCCTCCTCGGGCCGCTTGAGCCAAGCCAGACACTCGTCCATTTCGCCAAGTCGCCAGTCATAGATACACAGCAGTTTCGCCAGTTCCTCGTCGCTCATGGTCCGGATGCGGTCGGCGTTGGACAAAATTCGTCCCGGTTTGTACTGAGGGCACCAAGAAATTCTGGCCGTTGTACCGGCGTTATTGCAGTCATTTTTGCAAGTAATGCAAATCGTTTTCATGCGTTCTCCTTCCTCTCCGGCGGCCCATCAAAGGCCGTCCAGTATTGTCCGTACAGTTCCAGGCTAAACGGTTTGATATGCTTGCAGTACAGATATCCATCCCTGCACCCTTCTGCAATCTCCAGGCCGCCCCATTGGAGCTGAGCTATCCCTGCTCCCTCAATGTAGATTGGGGTCTCCTGGGTGATGGATTCCACCTCTGCGCGTGTGTATTGGTGTCTCATGGCGATACCTCAATCGCCCTTCCCATCGTTCAGCGCCTCCAGTCTTTTCCTAAGATTCGTCTTTGCCTCTGCGGTGCGTGGAGCCCCACACCAAGGGCAATAGAACCCTACTGGTGGAGCGATCGAGGGTGTCTTACACATCTTGCACCCCGGCCACACCCGCTCCACCTTCTCCCGGCTGACTGGGCGGAGGGCGGAAAGGGCGAGGTTAAGAGCTGCAATTCGTCTTTCTGCATTTTTAACTCCATCAGCCATTTGGTGTGACACCCAAAACGTGCTTGGGTTATCTCTCATAACCTCATTCTGTCGCTTGCTTTCCGCCAAAATGTCAATCGCTTCTTCCCGCGTCACGGCTGGGCCTCCTTTTCCAGCATCTCCAACTCCTCCGCGTTCGGCTTCTCAAGTGGCAAAAAATATGTAGTGCCTCTTGGCGCTAAATCCCATACACACCACGCCATATCCATCATAGCCTGCCCCTTCCCCGTGAAGTCCGGTCTCCAAGTCAGCGGAAGTACCCTTGTAGGCGTGATTTCGCGGAACAGCTTATATCTCTTCGCTGCATTCCAAAACTGAACCTTCAGCAGCAGTGCGAACGGTTTCTTATGCTTTGCACACTGCCTGATAAACTGCTCCGCCAGTCGAAACGGAGGGTTCGTAATGATCCAGTCACAGCCCATCAAAGGAATGGTCAAAAAGTCATCTCCAGCTTGGATGTCTGTCCCTGTTACTTCATACCCCATTGCCTCCATAACATCAACCATGTGACCTTCTCCACAAGCGGGTTCCCAGATATGTGCTTGTGCGGGCAAACTAAGAAACTTCAATAGTGCGACCGTTGCCTCTGGGGGCGTTGGGTAAAAATCCGATGCTTTGCGTCCAGTGGAAGAGTTCCCCCCGTTAATTCGGCTTGGTTGTAAATTATCCATGACTTAACTCTTTCATCTCCTTCGCGCTCAGAATCGGCGCGCGGGCGTTCCAGGCGAGGCGGGCGGAAGCTTCTGCCCACTTCTTTTTTAATGCCCACCGTCTCAGTTCCATCCAGCAATCCCGGCATTTAATTGACGCCAAATATCCCATATCCCCAGACGGGACTCCGCGCTTTTCAAAGCAAACCATGCCGGCTTTTCCGCCACACATACACGGTATCAGCACCCCCGCATCCGTCAGCCTCTTGGCCGCCTCTTTATTGCCTAGCAGGGCTAATTTGATATCATCCATGTATAATTCCCCTCTCTATGTCCGCTATGGCCCGAAAGATCGGATAAAACTGCTGGGGCACTACGGCGTTTCCGAGGCATTTAAGTCGGTCCACCCGATTGGGAACCCCATCAACCACTCGACAAACACCGGGTTCAGCTGGCCACCATTCCCCTGTGACATATTCCGTTGCTGAAAGTTCCCTGTTCCGCCACATAGACCGGCTCCCGTGGTCGGTGTCGGATAAAACATCACAACGCCCTTCAGGTTGTGCTTTTTCAGGTCGTGCTCCGCCGATTTGCTCCCGGGCGGGCCGCTCCCTTTGCAGTCCGATGCTTTCGGGGTAGGCCACATCTTTACCATCCCGCTCAAGTTTGGTTCGCCCCGGCTGTTGTGATAAAACTCCCTGTTCGCTGAATCTGAAGCAATCGGAGTTTTCCAAAGAATAGGTTCTCCGTCCTCTCCCGTTATGTTTTCTTTCCAGCGCTCTACACCCGATAATCGCGCATCTGTCGCGCCTGTGCGGGGCATCAACGGCACAAGCCGGAATAATAAACGCTTGGACGGCGTAATCCTCGCTTTCCAGGTCAGCGCACACCTGGTCGAGCGCCATATTGACGATCCCAGCAACGTTCTCACCAACGACCCAAGCGGGCCGGAGTTCTGATATAACTCTAAGCATTTCAGGCCAGAGGTAACGGTCATCCTCCTTGCCTCGTCGCTTCCCGGCAACGGAAAACGGCTGACAGGGGAATCCGCCCGAAATAATGTCAACTGTTCGCAGTCCTGTCTTTCCATAGAAACTCTCCTTTGTCAGCGTGCGGATGTCCCGCCAGCGCGGCACGTCCGGCCAGTGTTTTTCCAGCACGCGGGTGGGATAATCCGCCCACTCGCACTGTCCGACGGTGGTAAATCCGGCCCACTCGGCGGCAAGGTCAAGTCCCCCGATGCCGGAGAAGAGGGAGAGATGCGCCAGTTTCGTCGCCTCGTGGTCGCCCAGCAGGGCGCGCGTCTTATCGTCCATCGTTCGGCACCTCCTTGATTGCTTTCCATCGCTCTTTACGGCTACACGTCCCGACGACTGCATCACAAATGCTCTTGGACGCACAGCGCTCACATGGTCCCGCCCTAAAAAACTGTTTCATATACTCTGTGGTGGTCGATATGCTGTATCCGGTGGCCTGGGCTATCGTCTCCGGCCCATACCCGTCCAGCGCCATGCGCTCCAGCAAATCACGGGACGGTTTTGGCCTTTTCGCCCTGGTATGTAGGAGGCAGCCAACTCTTTTCGGGTTGCAGTCCGGCAGCGGGCACCGCCCACAGAGTTCGGCCTCCTCTGTATCCCGCTCCGTAATCCTGCGCTCCGCAATAGGCTCCATCGCGTCCAGGCTGCGCCAGGGTGCCACCGCTCCGCTGATGCCGTAGGGGTCTGCGGTTATCACAGCTCCTGCACCTCCACCCGAATACATCCCCCGTCCCAAAGCCTATGTATAACCTGCCTGTACCAGCGGTGATCGTCGTCCGGCAGCAGGTATCCCTTGAGCGCGTCCACCACGGCTTTGGCGATGGCAGCGTGGTTGTCAATGTCCAGCCCGTCGTCCCATGCAAAGGTGATGGAGACCGGCCCCCGTACCATCCCGCGCCGCACTCGGGCCTGTTTCAGCGCGGCCAGAGTCAGCGCATGGAGTTCGTCGGCGTCCTTCTTCCTCTGGGCCCAGTGCTTGCCGGAGTAGTAGGCGTTCAGCCCAAACCGGCGGCAGAAGGCCGACTTGCCTTTTTTCGTGGGCGGGTATGGTATGTCAAATCGGATCGTTCCCATGTCCAAGCGCCAGCCGTTCGGCCAGCCCTCCAATCATCTGTTTTATGTCGCCAGGCAGCGCCTGGAACTCGGACTCCTGCTTGGCCCGCTCCTGATAGGAGCGCTGGAAGTTGGAGCCGATGACGCTCTGCACCGTATTGGCGTCCATCTGTGCCCAGGCTTTGAGCTGCTCCGGTGTCCCTACCAGACGGCGGAGCATGGGCGGCAACCGCTCGAACTCCTCCCGGCTGTTGTAGGCTGACCGCTGCACAGCCCGCCATACCATCCCCCACGCCTCCTGCGGGGCCATCTGCGGCCGCTCCGTAAGCTGTCTTATCTTAGCCTTTACCGCGCCGATATGGGGTGGATAGCCCTTGCTGTCCGTTGCGATCAGCGCCTTGACTGCGGCGGCCACAATTGCGGCATCATCCTCGGAAAACATATCTGTCCACAAGGAGATGGTGTCCAATGCCTCCTGCCGCCCCACGTCCCGGTAAAACTGCGGGTAGGCACCACGGAGCACAGACATGAGCTTAATCACGTCTTCGCGTTTCACACGATGCCCTCCTCTCGGGCAATATCCAGAAACACATTTCCGCCCCTCCGCGGGGCCTGCCCGGATTTGAGCCGGTCGAAAATGATGCCTTGCCAGTTGTTCGCCATGCACTCCCCGATCAGGTCAATAACGGCCTGTTCCCCGTAGGTCTCCGCCGCCTTCTGCACCTGAGTCACCAGAGACTGGAGGCCCGTGGGCTTGTAGTCCTGTCGCTTCTCATGCTTGTACCGGATCCAGGCGGCAAAGGCACCCTGTAGGGCAGGCGAGGCACCCGGAAGGGGGGGATGGTGGGTAATTAACATTTGTTCTTTATCTTGTACTTGTTCTTTTTCTTTATCTTGTACTTGCTTTCGCTCAGCCATTGCTTCCGTTTTGCTTTCGATTTTCTTCTCATTTGCTTTCGGCTTGCTTTCCGTTTGCTTTGGCCTCCCCCCGGACTTGCCTGCCTCTGATTTCCGTCTGCTTGCGTCTAGGTTTGGCTTACTCAGCTCAAACGCAATCGCGGCGGAATCAGGCAGTTTATCAAGGTCCGGGAGTATCCCGGTGAGCGCATAGGCGCATATTGCGTCGTATGCGTCACACCGGGCCGCCTTATTACGGATGCGGGAAACAGCCCGGAAGAAAGAAGCGTAGAATGTAAACTGTTCCCTGTCCATAGGTACACCTTAAAATGGCGGTTTCCCGCCATCACCGAATGACTCGCCAAATTGACCAGACGAAGAAGGCTGAGACCAATCGCTAGAAGCGCCCCCAAAGGCGGGAGAGGGCTTTCGGTTCTCTGCCAGGCGTTTGAGTTCCGGCACCTTGAAATCCCCCTTTTGGATCGCCTGGATAGAGCGCGTCTGGTATACATACAGCCGGGCCTTTACTTCGCCGGTGTTTTTGGTGTATTCCTCCTCACCCAGCACCACGCCGAAACGGCGGCCAACCATGTCCCGCAGATCGAACTCATCAAAGCGGTAGCCGGGGTTGGAATCCTCCAAAGCAGTCTTGAAAGACTTGAAAAAGCCCAGGGCAGAGGGCTTGTAGCTGCGGCGCAGCTGGATAGGCCAGAATCCCGCACGGGCGAAGGTGTCCCGGTTGTTATCCTTGTAAGCGCCCTCGGCGAAGTCCCATTCGATGAGCAGATACTCCTTCTCCTCCACATCCTCCACGCGGCAGATTGTGGCGATATAGGCGCCGGGCTTGGGGTTGTCAAACTCGGAAGCCTCCTGAACCTCGTCCCAGTTGATTTTATTCATGCTCGTTTTCCTCCTTCTTGGGGGTCAGGCCCCAGTATTCACGAATGGTGGTGTCCACCAGCTTCAAATCGTTGTCGATCTCCTCCGGGAACATGTCCATGGGCGATTTTGCGGTGCTGAACCCCTCAGACTGGGTGATGAAGTAGTGCTTGTCCTTCTCGGAACGGCAGAGGAGGACGATGGAGAACAGACCCTCTACCGTCAGCTTCTCGTCCAACATCTTCCCGATGGTCTTTGCTTTCAGCGTGCCGTCCGGGTTGGACTCAGTGTGATGCAGAAAATAAACAATGCAGTCCGGCGGAGTTTGCGTGATGACGAACTGGATCAGGTTGCGGAAGTTCAGAGCGATGTCGGTAAACTTGTTATAGCCCGTCTCCTTGGCCCGGTCGAAGAACTCGAAGGCCAGCAGATACTGGCTGTCGTCGATGGCATAGGTTTTCAAACTCGGCGCGGAAAGAGACTTAATGATGGTGGGGTAGGTCGCGCCGTTGATGGTGGGGAGAGACTTGCGGAATGGCAGGGGCTTGGAAGCTACATTGAAGACGCCGATCTCAGTAGGGTCAAAGTTACGCAGGGCGGTGGACTTGCCGGAGCCAGACTCGCCCAAAATCAAAACCGGAATGCCCATCACTTCACCCCCACACTGCGGCCTTGCTCAATCGAGGCATATGGAACGGGCACGCCCTCCTTAATGAGCTTGCCAATGCCAGTCTTGCTGACCTCCGGCTCCTTGTACTTGACGCACTCCGCGTCATATCCGTTCTGCTCTAGCCAGCGGATTAAAGCTTCTGGATTAGACACTTGAACGGACGAGGTTTTGCGGAAAGTGACGGAGCACCTGGCCGTCTGGAACTTCTCGCCGTCTAATGCAAGGGACAGATAGGATTTCAGCCGTTCCGCCTTGTTCTCCAGGGCCTTTCTGCGCTCATTGAGCGTGTCCGCCTCTTCTTTGATGGCCTTAGCATCGGCCATCAAATCCTTGTACCAAAGGGCCATATTCTCAATCTTAGCGTCTCGGTCCATCTGGAGCGCGGCAAACGCCTCATAGTCCATTAGTTCCCCTGTTTCCGGGTCTACTAGGCCTTGAATTGCCTGGTCAATTTCATACAGTGTCATTTTGTTCCTCCTTACATTTCTGGCACATTTCTTCGTTTTGGTAAAGTTCTGCTCCGCAATTTGGGCAATTCCCTGCGGTTGGATCCTGTTGCATATCCCGGTATGGTGAAAATGGAAGCCACCACTCCATATCAGGCAATCGCCGGAAGCACCGCCCGCGGGCAGCCATCCTCACCCATATAAAGGAATCCGGTTCGGCCATCCGAGAGGCGGATATGTATTGTCCCGTCCAGGGCGTTAATCTCGTCGATTGGGTAGCCGATATTCTCCATCGCCCAGCGCAGCAGGGCGGAAATATTTCTGGTATTCAGCATTGACTTTCCCTCCTTCGTGCCCTAAAATAAGGGCAGATGTTCTTTCTCTTGCCGCCCTCCGGTCTCGCACACCGGAGAGCGGCGCTTTTATTCGTAAATAACGGCTTCCGCCCGTGTAATAAAATGATGAATGCCAGTAGAGCACTCGTTCCAGCGGTCATCATCAAAATCAGACACTTCAACGGTTTCCCCTATGGTATAAACAAAGTCCGGATCATAATTGCTCTTTACCTGGCCGCCAGCAGGATTTCCGTTGATATCTGTGATACTCAATACCTTGGCCTTACTGGCGCGGCATTTTCGGCTAGTAGCGGAGGACCGGCGTGCATCTGCGGGGATTTCCAACTCCACAACAAGGCCACTTGCCTTTTTATAGCCGATATAAGACCCGGAATCTGGGCATTGCAGCGGGTAAAAAACTGTATGAATATCCCATATCATTTGATCCATAGATGCACCGCTCAGGTTGGCATTGCTCAGGTCGGCATCGCTCAGGTCGGCACCGCGCAGGTCGGCATCGCTCAGGTTGGCACCGAACAGGTTGGCACCGCGCAGGTCGGCACGGCTGCCGCCCTCTCCATTCAGCCAAAGGAGATGCTCGTCCAAAATCTTTTTTAAGTCCATTTTGCTCCCTCCTCAATGTGGGATTTCTATGACCGCCCACACATCGTCGATGCTCTCCGCGCCCTCCAGTCCGGTGATCTGGATGGTGAGCGGGCCGGTGGGCGTGGGGGCCGGAGTGGTGGTTGCTGCCGGGGTCTCAATGGCTGGCTGTTCCGGTTCCTGGTTCCAGACAATTTCGATCAGTGCAACCAGCGCCAACAAAAAGAACAGGTATACGGTAGTCACGATCAGTTGCTTTTTCATAGGCTCGCTGCCACCAGAATAGCCAGCACCAGCGCCGCTCCGGCAACCACCGCCAGTTGTACCCGCTGGGCCACCGCCTGCGCCTGCTGTACCCGGCGGCGGTAGGCCCGGTAGCTGTACGCCTTTGCGCGCCTGTCGCGCTCATTTTGGGTCTCGCTCATACCATTCCCCTCCCCTGCACGATGGCCTTTGCCACCAAATCTGTCTCATAGCCCCGCTTGCGAGGCCCCATGCGGATTGCGGGTATATCATGCTCCGCCGCCCAGCGGTCGCCGCTGGATGCCCGCGGGCAGTAGCCTACCTCCCGCGCCACATCTGTGGAGGACATGATTCCACCGTGGCGTTCAAACATTAGCCGCCGTTTCTCAGCAATCGCACGGCTGATTGCGCTCTGTGCGTTCATTTGCGTTCTCCTCCTTCCCATGTAACCGCTCATGCTCGTCCCAAGTCATCCCATAATAGGCCCGGCATAGGTCGTCCATGACGCGGCGTGCATTGGTGAAGCGGTTCTCAATCTCCCGCTTCGTGCTGCTCTCGTTGAGCTGTCCATCTTTGGTCATAAAAAATCCTCCAATCTTGCCAGAGGCCGGAGGATGTGATATACTGTCTCCGATACCTCGTAGCTACGATACGTGGTGTCATGCCCTGGTCGGTGGTGGTGCACTGGCCGGGGCGCTTTTTGTTGTGCTCTTAAATTTATGAAACAAGGAAATGCATTGCTATCCAAAAAATCGTTATTGCGGAAAGCACAGAAACCGTTGTCGCATTTATTTCCTCATCAAAGAACCAACAAATAAATATGTACCCTGCTTCAAGCGCCGCAAAAGCTAAAGCTATCCATTGGAACATCCCCGGCCCCCACTTTCGTAATCGAGGTATTTGTTTCCAAAGATATCTATCGTATAGTTCTTAGCAATTTCATCTTGATTCCGCTGGCTTTGTAGTGTAAGTACGAGGTCAGCAATTTCTTTCGAATCAGCTTCGATGATGATCTTCACCCCGCTCACCTCCTTTCGTGCCCCGCCCCGTCACGGGCGGGCTTCTTTTTCTCCATTGGTGCTATCTGGCTTCTGCCCGGCCAGCAACCGGAGCAGTTCATCAAAGGTCATTCCGTGAGCCACCCGATCCAGCTCGTCCACTTCGTGCTTGACGCGGGCCGCATCACGCTTTAGTTCTCTTACGGTCAAATCGGACATTCTTTTTTCCTCCTTCTTATTGCGGCTTGAAGGAGGATGTGGTACAATCTTCCTGCAAGCCTGATTGGTCGCTTCAATTAGGTTTGCCGCCTCGCTGGGTGGTAACGACACCCGGCGGGGCATTTTTATTCTACATATTGTAGGATCAAAATTTCTTGCAACAAGATATGTACTTTTTATTCCAGATGCGGTATAATAATGCCGGTAGTAATTCAATCCATATCCCCCTCTGATTCGGTAATGGGCGGTGCCGAAAGGAGGTGAGAAAATGAAAAGAATTACTGTCAGGGCTTGCACTACTGTCCGGCAATCTGGTAGTCACATTATTGCTACCACACATGTGTCGAATGGGAAAACTACTCGAACCGTGACTAAGCGTGTTCGGGTAGGTCGTTGAGGCCGGGCCGGGAGTGTGACAGCACTCCCGGCTTTCTTATGCCCCCCGATCGTCGATTCGGCGGAAAAGATCATCTACCGTGTAATCGGGGAAAAATTTGTTCTTGATTTCAATGGCTTCTTGGATTGAAAAAGAACCCTTCCCAGCCATCTTGTTGCGAAGAACCCGGTCGCTAATTCCAGCCTCTTTTGCTAGGACACACTTTTTAATACCACGTTTGGCGATTTCTCCGGCCAAATTAGGATAAACCGCAGCCATAGTCTCACCTCCATTCCCGTCTGCGGAAATTCTGCCTTTATTATATTCCCGTATACGGAATCTGTCAAGCTATTTTTATAATTTCTGTTTCCGAACTCGGAAATCTTTTTCTTGCACTTTTCTAACAGTTGTGATATAGTCTTTTCAGGAGGTAAGGAAAATGTGGCTTGACGTTTTTAATGAAATGAGAAAGTCATCAGGGATGAGCCTTGATGAGTTAAGCGAAAAATCAGGAGTCCCAAAAGGAACACTTGCGAAAATAACATCAGGTATTACAAAAACCCCCTCACTTGAAACGATGAAAAGCCTTGTTTATGCAATGGGATATACCCTTGATGATCTTGACAAAAAAGAAAATCCCCCTACTCCATCCGAAGATGAAGAAGGGGAATTGACTGTTGATGAAGTTGTATCGGCCTTTGTTTCTGCTGGGATTGTTCCAGAGGGAAGGGATCTAACTGACGCAGATCTTCGATTCTTGCTCGCAATTATGGACGCTATTGACCGCTGGTTCGCAAATTAACACCAAAGTACGCAAGGAACGATAAGGGAATTTTTTCTTATTTAGTGCTTTGGTTAGCTTTTCAAAGTTTGGAATCCCTTTTTCGTTTGGCGTCATCTTGCGCCCTCCTCCCAATTTGTACCTTACCAATATTTTGGTCGGGAATTTTGCTCCCCTTGTTTATCATTATAGAACTTTAGTTCTATTTAAGCAATATGTGTTATCACCAAATTGTGGCAGCTTATTTTCTATATGCCAAGAGATTGCTTCGTTGGAGAAGAACGGATTATTGGACTGTGTTTATGATATGGTACATCAACCTACGATTGCCAAACAGACTGGGAATCTAGCGACAGAATTGTAATAGGAGGATTTACATATGCTTGAAGAAAAAGATTTGCAGGCAATCGCGGAAATGATGAAGGGGATGGAATCCCGCATCGACCAGAAGCTGGAGAATCAGAAGCAGGAAATCCTGGACGAAAGCGCTAGACGTATGAAACTACTGCTGGACACGGAGGTCACAACCCGGTTTAATCTTTTGGCCGAGGGACAGCAGGCCATTATGGACGCCATCACGCCAAAAAGTGAAATCGAGGAACTGCGAAACGAAGTATCCGTGCTTAAGCTGGCGATCCGCACCATGAATCAGGAAATCGCCGAACTCAAAAAAGCGCAATAAAATACCGCCTCCTCGGAAGGTGCTGGTATACTAAACAGCTAACTGAATAAGCAAATGTACGGCCGCGGGAAAATGCATTTTTCTTTTTTAATTATCGCGATATTATCCATAATCTCACCAAACAGAAAATAAATATGATAAAATTAGATTTTATTCCGGCAGGGGGGACTATATATGGAAGAAGAACCTACAGTCGTTATTCCAAAATCACCTTTTGCAAAATATAGTGGCTCGCTTAGTCTTGGAGATAAGCCAGTCGACTGTTATGTTCTAGATGACAAGAGCAGAGTAATTAGCATGAGGGCAACTGTAAAAGCAATTGCAAATGATGATAATGGCGACCTATCTAAATATGTTGGTGTCAAATCGTTACAACCTTATATTGATGCTGCTGGAATATCAAATAAATTTGTTGAGTTTACTATACCGGGAAACCCAAACAAGGCAAAGGGAATTACAGCAGAAACCTTTCTTGATATCTGTTCTGCATATGTATCCGCGCTTACGTCTGGAGCGCCCTTGACCGAAAAGCAAAAAGGTATAGCTGTTAACTGTTCAATCCTGCTATCTGCGTGTGCGAAAACAGGACTTATTGCTCTGATTGACGAGGCAACGGGATATCAATATGTTCGTGAGGAAAATGCTTTACAAATCAAAATTAGGGCATTTATTTCTGATGAATTGCGAGCATGGGAAAAAACATTTCCAGATGAACTATGGGAGCAATTTGGCAGATTAACCGGTTGGAGTGGGTCTCTACAGCAACGGCCAAAATATTGGGGAAAACTGGTGTTAGAACTGATTTATGACGCTCTTGATCCTGATGTTGCTACCTATTTAAAGCAAAACAAACCGGCTCCACGTCACGGAAGAAATTATCACCAATGGTTTACAGAAGAATATGGCGTAAATCAATTAGTTACACATATAAATCAAATAACAGGAATTGCCAAGACCTGTTCAACAATGGACGAGCTTCGACATAAAGTCGCACTTTATTATAAGAAGGATCAAATTCAACTGGCGATTGGAGACAATCTTTCACCGCAATAAAAATACCGCCCCCGGTGCTACCAACACCAGGGACGGCTCACATAGGGGTGATAAGGTTTGGCCGCCATATCACCCCTCTATTTTACCAGAATGGGGGGTAAAGTCAATGGATTACATCAGAAAAACGGCTCGCTACAATGGGAAAAAGTATGAAGCTACCGGGAAAACGGAGCTGGAGGCACTGCAAAAGCTAGCGGACAAGCTGGCCGCCGCAAAGCGCGGTGAGGAAACCGTAGGCGGCTCCATGACTGTCAACGCCTGGTATAAGCAATGGCTGGAGCTCTACAAGGAGCCAAAAGGGCTCACAGCTAAATCGTTGAAAATGTACGATGAAAAGTACGATAACTATATCAAGCCCGCTATTGGTCACTTGAAATTGAAGGATGTTAAAGACGTGCACCTCCAGCGCATCCTTAACGGGCAGGCCGGGCGCTCTGCATCCCATGTAAAAAAACTGCGCATGGTGTTGCAGGAGATGTTCCGCAGGGCCAGGCAATCCCGCCTTATCCCATACGATCCCGCCGAGCTACTGGAGCTGCCCACCTATCACGAGGGGAAAAGACGCTCTATCACTGAGGACGAGCGCAAGGCCATTTTGGCTGTTGCTGAGCACCATCGGGCCGGATTATGGGTGCTCACATTACTATATACTGGTATGAGACCAGGAGAAACGGCAGCCCTTACTTGGTCAGATGTAGATTTCGAGCATAACGAGATACACGTCCACACAGCGAAAGAGAGCGGCTCCAGAGATGTAAAAGGCCCGAAAACAAGTTCAGGTATACGGGACATCCCCATCCATAGTGATCTCGGCTGGCGGCTTAAGGAGGCAAAAGGCGAACCGTTCGCCCTGGTTTTTCCGAACCAAAATGGGGTTATCCAAACTGAGAGCGCCATGCGCAGGGCATGGAAAAGCTTCCGCAAGGAGCTGGGGACGCTAGGCCCTGTATCAAAGGATTTGACCCCATACTGCCTGAGGCATACCTTTTGCACAGATCTACAACGTGCAGGTGTTCCGCTTAATGTAGCAAAGGAACTTATGGGGCATTCGGACATCCAAACAACGGCTAATATTTATACACATACAGATGCAACAGTGTTGCATAGCGGGATTGCGCTCTTAGATGGCACTGGTGGGAATAGTGGTGGAAGTCGAAAAACTGGCTAAACTATATACATTGCGGCTCTAAGGCGAGAGGATTAAAAAACAAACTGATTCGAGTTCTGTCGTCTCCACCAAAACGCCCGGTTGTAGGGCGAAAGAAGAAATCCATGGAATCCTTGATATCGCAAGGGTTTCATGGATTTTTATTTTTCTCTAACATATAATCATAAAAGCAAAAAACAGCATATTACGGAACATAAGGCGGTGGAAATGGTGGTGGAAATTTTCCGACCATTTAAATATCGTTGAACTGAATTTTAATGTATATAATCAAAGAGCCGCCTTTGAGGTCTTTTCGAGTGGGCAAAAAAGTCTAGGCCCCCTTCTTTTGGGGGCCTAGATTTATAGTGCCCGTATTTTGCGCATTACACCCTCGTACACGCGAGGATTGACGGTGTGCAACGTGTCCATCAGGTCATCCATGATCGCCCAGGCGTCGTGCTGGTCAACACCGGAGGCGGCCCGCAGGAAATCACTGTCTCCATAGTCCCCAACTACCGAGGAATTCTCGGGGGCTGCCGGAGCAGCGGAGTAGGATACCTCATAGGGCATTTGGCGCTCCTGGCGATCCATGCGGTCGCGGATGGTGTAGAGGTTGGCTAACTTTGCATAGGCTGGGTAACTGCTCTCCCCATACTCCAGGCGAGCTATCTCAATATCTATCTCCTTGCGGTCAAGCAAAGGGGGCACCCCCTATCAGTCTCGCTCCAGCTCAGACATAAACCGCCGAATAGCCTCACGCTCATGCTCGCTGGTCGCGCTCTCCATCATATCGCGGGCCTGCTCCATCATGGCTTTTTTGGCATCATGGCGGCTATATCCGCCCATGCGCCCGTCACGGCTATAACCACCGCGCCCATCTCTGGAGTAATGGCCCCGGACGTAGTGCTTGCCACGGTTTGCATAACTGGAGCCACGGCCATAAGCACCACCCTCATAGTCTCCGGCCTCAGAGTACCCGCCGTCCTCCTCCAGTGCACAGATTTTGTCGATATTCTTGATGGTGTCAGTGAGCTTGTGGACGGTCTCCAGATCACCGGCAGACATTTCGGGCTTGCGGGCAATCTCGTCCAGTTCGTCCTGGAGCTTATCCTTCAGGTCATATAGTGCTTTCATAGTATCCTCTCCTTTCAGGCTACTCGCTCAACAATGAGGTTCGCGTTGCTGACCTCAATCGTTTCTGTGCTGATGTTGCGTACTGCCACCGTCACGCAGCAGCCGCGCGGAACTTCAACAAATACCGCAGCGAATACATTAAAGAAATCGCCTACTGCGGCGGGGGTCACCGTAGCGGTGGCGCTGCCCAGGGCCTCCCCTTCAACGGCGATCGCCAGGGAAATCGGGCCCACTGCCCCACCGGTGGGAATCGCAATGTTCCCGCCAAACACGACCTTGTAGCGGGCGCGGCACTGGTTTGTCTGCCCCCGGAGGGTGACAATCCCAGCGCCCTCCCGGTGGACAATGCAGTTAGAGCCACTGACAGGAGTCTCAGTAAAGGCCACATTCTGCCCGGCGGCCACCTGTTGAACAAATACGCCAGTAAATTCAGCCATAAAATCAGTCCTTTCTAAAGTGGTCGAAATCGACTAGGTTAAAATAAGCGGCGAGGCTATTGCCCCGCCGCATGGTTCAAAATCGGCACGGGGCCGAACATCCAAGGAATCCTCGGAAGTTGATGTATTGGATTTTAGCAGCCGCAGGTATTATAGCACCCGCAGCCGGCGTAGGGATTGGGGACCTGATAGGCCGGCACAGGCATGGGGTTGATGCGGCGGATCAGTTCAGCAGTCTGGGCCTCCTGGTTGGCGGTAAAGAAAGCGTTCTGCGCCGCCTGAGAAGCCTGGAACTTCAGGCTCTGGTTTTCGGCCGTCAGAGTAGCAATCTTATCCTGAGTAAGGAAGTCCAGGATTGCCCGGGAGTTGGCGTTGGCGTTGTCGATGATGTCCCGAGTGGTGTTCTGGATGGTGTTCTGCGTAGCGCAGGCGGTGGTGGCGAGGTCGTACCGCACCCCCTGAATCGCCTCCCGGGTGTCGCAGCAGCAGGAGGCCAACTGAGCGCCCAAGGCATTGAAGCCCGCCTGAGTCTGATAGCCCAGGTTACACACTGCGGTGTCCACACCGTGGAATCCGCTGGTCACGGCGTCCCGGATGGAGGTCTGGCCGTTCTGAAGGCCGTTCAGGGCAAAGCCCTCGTTGATATCGGCACGGGTAGCGTACCCCTGGAAGCCGGGGCCGTTCACGCCGTTCCCACCGCCGAAGCCGCCATAGCCGCCCCAACCGCCGAACAGGCCGAAGATGAGGAACAGGATGATCCAACTGGACCAGTCCCCGCCCCATCCAAAACCGCCGTTGCCGCCCTGATAGGCAGGCTGAACCGGCATCGTCATAACGGTGCCGCCGTCAGAAGAAAGACTCATGTAAATTCTCCTTTGTTTTTATTTTCAAAACCCGGCCGGGATTTTGATCACTTGCCGAACATTCCCCGCATCCCGTCAAACATGCCCGACATCTGCTGGGCCTGCTGTTGGACGTGGTTTAATTGTTCCTGCGAGATTTTTCCGCTTGAGACCATTTCATTGATGATAGCATTGGGGTCTTTGCCCTTCATCTGCTGCATAAACTGTTGGAACTGCTGCATCATGTTGGGGCGGCCACCGCCGCCCATGACTCCGAAAAAGGGATTCATTCTGCATCCTCCTTCGCGTTCTTCTTTGCAGTTGTTTTCGGGGCTGCCAGCGCGTCCACACGGGCCGCCAGAGCCTCCAGATCGGCCTTTGTGGCAAACTCCACGCCCTGGGGGGCTTGCGCTGTTCTGGCCCCGCTGGTGCGCTCTACGAGGTCATATACCTTGATGGACGGTTTCCCGCTGGCATCCGCCTGCTTGAGATAGATGGTGGGTGAGTTGCTGTCCCAAAGCGCCACGGCGCTGTTAGGGGCCACCAGATAGGCCATTGCCTCCGCCTCACCGCTCACCCATACCATGCTCTGGCCGCTGGCCTGCGCCTGCTGGGGCTGTGCCTGCGGCATCTGCTGGGGCATGGGCTGAAACTGTGCCCCACGGAGCTGTGCAAGCTGATCCGGCATGGGCGGCTGGTAATATTGCGGCTGCTGGTATCCATAGTAAGGGTAGCTCATGGGTTACGCCTCCTTGTGCCAGTAGTAGAGCGGTATTTCCCCGCCGCTGTCCCAGGTATCGATCCAATCTCCGTTTTGTACGCACACCACATGCCCGGACAGGGCCAGAATATAGGTGCCTTCTGGGTGCTCCGCGGCAAAGTCAGCCACCGTGTAGCAGTCCGGGCAGGAGTTGGGTATCATGTCCCGGTCAAAGCAACGGCTGCGCAGGTAGGCTCCCCACACATGGTTGGCCGACGGCATATCCCGCATCATGTAGCCCTGGATGGCGACGCCCACATAGGTCTCCTCCCAGCTCTGTGCGAGGGCCTTTGCAATCGCCCGAATGGTGCAGTCTCCCACGTTGCGTCCGTCTGGATTCTCATTGTGCTGTATGTATGCCATATTTTTCCTCCAGGCTGGCTACATAGTCCTCCAGCCCCTCGTCATCTCCCTGTGCCATGTACCACATCGCTGTTTCGGCGGCACAATCGCGGGACATGCCAGCGGCTACCATTCTCTCGATTAGAGTCATATCCAACACGTCCTTGTCCATAAAATAAGGAGTCCGTGAGGAGGGCGGCGACGTGTACCAACCCTGTATCCTCACGTCCTCCTTGCCTATATTGTCGCATAAAATAACCCCGGCTGGGTTCGGTTCCAGTCGGGGTTATGCACGATTTATGCTTGATTTGTGTAGAGCTGTCTAGCAACTTCGGACACTCGCTCAAATATGTGCTTCTCATGAGCAGCTACCGCTCCACGATACCACCCAAGTTCTGCTGCTACATCAATCTGTCCCCACTTGTCAATAATTCGTCTCCGGGCAATCAATTCATCATCGCGGTGGAGGGCAGATTCATAAATAGCGGTTTCCAGTTGAGAGCGCAAAAGTTTATTTAACGGTTCCGGCAGATTCACCTTTGCGCTCATTCAGTCACGTCCTTTCGACCTCCGGCGGCTCCGTTGGCAGTTGTTTCAGGGCCTCGACCAGTTTTGCCGCTGTGCCATTTCCGTCCAGGGCATTATATGCCTTGTACATGTCCAGCACGTTTTCCAGCCCGTAGATAGGGATATACCCTTTCTCGGAATAGTGATTGTGCTCCGCGATGAGCGCGCGTCTCAGCAGAGTCCGCACACCGTGTATGATGGCGTCGATCTTCTGGTTGTCCGTTTTGACGCGCTTTCTTTCGCGGGCGGCGACCGCCTCGATGATTGCCACCAGGACGACCGCCGCCCCGGAAATCAGTGGGCCTACCCACTCCATGGGCATCAGCCCTCCTTAGTCAACTGCTTATAAACCTGATTGATACCAGTGGCCGCAAGTCCGCTCACAATGCCGACAGCGGCGGCAGTAAGGTAATCGCTGGCCGGGAACTCGGGCATAATAAACATGCCGAGAATACCCAGCGCCGCGCCAAATACGCCGCAGATGATGGGAATCCACTTATTGTCCAGTCCAGTGGCCTTGACCACCTGGCCGACCAGAAAGCAGATCACAGTGATAACCGCCACTCCGGTGATACCCAAAGAAGAAATGTCCATGATATGTACCTCCATCAAATCAGATTCAGCCGATCCAACACGACGGCCAGCTCCTGCCGGGTCATATTATCGCGGGGCCGGGTGCCGTCCAGTACGCCATTGTCTCTGGCCTTTTCCCACGCCTCAGCGGCCCAAACGTCCGGGGTGTCCTCCGCGCTGTCCGCTCCCGTTTCGCCTTGCCACGCTACGCCCAGGAACTCACAGATGCCCTTTGCGGTGGCCTCGGCCAGTTTGTCCCGGTACTTGGTATCTTTGAGATACTCCACGTCGGTCTTATTGGTATGGAAGCCGTACTCAATCAGGCAAGCGGGGGCGTCGGTCTTGGCGAGCACGGTCAATTCGATGTTGTGTTTGATAGGCTCACTTCTCAAAGCCACCCCGGCGGCGTGGAACGCGTTGACCAGCTTGGAGGCCAGCACATTGCGCTGTGCCGTCATGGGCCCGGCGCTGGTGTAGATCTCCAGCCCGGACGCGCTCGACCAGCCCCCCTCCCCGGCGGCGTTGGTGTGGATGCTCACAAAGCAGTCCGGCGTTGCTTTGTTGCTGATGTCGGCCCGCTCCGTCAGGCTGGGGTAGTTGTCCGCGGTCTTGGTGAGCACCACGCCCACCCCCCGGGCCTCCAGCAGCGGTTTGATACGCTGGGCCATGTCCCACGCGAACTCCCACTCCTTGTAGGTACCGTCCGGGGAACCGTTGACGTTGCCAGGCCCGTGCCCAGGGTCTAGGCATACAGTGTGCTTGCTCATAGGCTTGTCCTCCTCTTCCGGCGGCGTCTCAGTACCGCCCTGCTTGAGATACACGCAAATCCAGTTGTGCACCTTGCGGCTGGCGGTGATGCGCTCTCCGCCAAAGTCACACTGGCTGGAGCCGCCCCCGTCCAGCATGACGGCGGAGGACCAGCCCAGCCCGGCCAGCTCGTCCCGCAGAGTTTCCGGCGTGGCTGCGTCTCCGGTCCCATCGCCAGAGCAATAGAGGGCCAGACTGCCACCCCGCAGGCCGATGGCGCTCCGCCCCCTCTTGCCTCCCTGGGCTGAGCCGTAGGAGGGCTTTCCCACCGGCTTATCGGAGGCGACGAGGGCGGTCACCGCAATAAAGTTATCCGCTCCCTCGTACTCGGAGGTCATGTGGATGTCAGGCCCCTTGTCCCAGGCGTAGCCACTCGCCCTCCAGGGCGTGCCGGAGCGCATTACCCCGCCCGCTTTAAGCAGCGGGCAGGGGGTGCCATCCGGGTTCCACATGCCTCCATTGAGCACGTAATGGGCCTTGGTCTCTGCCTTGACCTGAGAGAGCGTCTTGCGGCAGTTGGTGACTCTCAACTCAATCCGCTCCACGGACGAGAGCGGGACATATGTAATGAGCTTACTCATGGTCGCCTACACCCCCCCCTCTAGTAAAACATCTTCGTCTGGCATTATAAAATAGAGGTCTGTCACTGTCGGTGGAACTCTGGTCAGTGCTGCCGGAGACCTTCCGTTCGCAGTCGGTATTCCAATCCCGGTTTCAGCTCCATAAACGGCCCATCCGACATCGGAGGAAATCCCGAAATAAATGTATTCACCCGGTTGCGCTTCAAGGTCATAGGTTCCCCCTTCGTAAAGCGTTTGTCCATCAATGGTGATGCTATAGACCCCATCGGTTACAGTCACACCTACTGTGTGTGTGGATGCAACCGGAATCTCCCCCACCATCTCCGCCATTCTGCGAAATGTGGTGCCTTCTGGTACCTCCACGCCCTTGGCCGTGAGGTTGGCCTTTAGGGTGTCCTTTGTAGCGCTGAGATAGGCCAGCTTGTCCGCGGTCGTACCCATCAGACTACCTCCCCATTGATGGCGTCCAGCGCGGCGTTGATGTCACCCACCAAGCCATCCACGTACTGCTTGTTGGCGGCGTCGTTTGGACTTCCCGGCAATGACAAGTTTTTGATCTGGCCGTTATGGAAAATAAGCGACTTCTGATCATTGGAGTTCTGACCGAAAATGATCGTATCTGCGAGAACTCTAAGTCCCCACGTGGAATCAAATACAACCTGTGCTCCGTTTTCACTCCCAATATATAAGGCACTCCCACTAGAACTATCTACCCCTAATATAAGGTTGCCAGTTACTACGCCGCCAGCCAGCGGCAGGAATGGAGCACTTTGCATACCAGCCAGAGCGGTGTTAAACTCCTCTTCGGTTCCGGTATATCCTTTCTCTTTTGCCGCCTGATAGGCGGACTTCCCAGGCGCGCCGTCCTTACCGGGCTGACCAAGCCCGGCTACTTTTTTGCCATTGACAATCACAGCCATACAAGTCACCCCGCTTTCAAGTTAATGGGATCTCATCATAGATGGTATAAACATATATGTAGTTCCCGAATGTGAAAAGATCGCTATCTCTTCCCACCCGGAATGAAATGGTATTTTGAGAAAATGTGATATTATCTACAATAAACGACCCATCAGACGCACCGATGGCAACTTTTGACACCACTTCCCAGGTTCCATTATCCTTTGCCAAAATAGTCCCATAAATGCTTCTCTCATCACTATAAGGTTGAGTTAAGATACATAGCGCAGTGGGTTCTTTTTTTACTGGAATCGAAACATTCCCATACTCACTGATTCCACCGCCAGCTCGCGTTTGACGACTATTCCCAAATGCCTTTATAACTGCCCATCCACCACCGGCGCTAATCTGCTCAATGTTACCCGCCATCTGCTGGAACGTGGCGTCCGCCGCAGTTTCCACTCCCTTGTCAGTGATCGCGGCGGCAATGGCAGCTTTGCCCTCACTGACAGACGTAAAAAGCTCTGTGACCGCATCCTGGACGTTTGTCGCCGTCAAGCCGGTTCCCTCATTGTTGTAGCCCACCTGTTCGGCGGTGAGGGCGCCGCCCTCTCCGTCTTCTGTCACCTCAATGGTGTAGGGGCCGGCCCCCAAGCTCTCCCCCATCTGCATCGTGCCGCCGCTGGAGACGGTAACGGCGTCGTTAATTTTCCCAATGGCGGCATCAATTTGTTGTCCTGTGTATGCACCGTTGTACCCTTCGGTTGTCGCCATATTATCACTCCCTCATGCAGAGATACGGTTTCCCGTCAGCGCAGATATACATCGAACTGCCCAGTGGGATGTAATAGTAATTATCGTTCCAGCTACCATCCTTTCCCTGCGCAAATAGGGATATGCGGTAGTCTCCATCCCCGTGAACAAGATAATCGTCGTAGACCTCAAAACTACGTTCTGTGTTGGCCGGGGTCGCGGAGAAGGAGGCCACAAGAGCCCCTTTCCCCACGCCGTAGTTCTCCCCGTTTTTTGTGGCCCGGCACTCAAACGCCTGATATGGGATGTCCGACTGGAATTTTACAATGATATGATCAAATCCAGCTTCATCTGATACTTTGTTACCGGAGACAGAAAAGGTTAGCCCTGGCGCGGCCATTAGGCCACACTCCAGATGCCCGCCTCAGTCTTAACGAACACCTTGACAATCTTGACGTTGTCGCCGCTGCTTGCAGTCTCAAGGTCAGTTCCGGTAATGGTGACCTCGATGGGCGTAGACGCAGGATAGTCTCCATCAGCCCCGCTGGTGTTGATAGAGCCACCGTCGGTTGGGATGAGCACACCGGCATCCTGAGTGCTGGAGTTTGCTGGCACTACGCACACTTTGTATTCGGCAAAAGCCACATCCACGGTGAAGGAGATTTTAGACTTGTTGTAACCTTCCACCTTAGAGATTTTGCTTTTGTCCGGGCCGGTAACTGTTACTACAGGTACAGTGGTGTTGAGGGTAATATCGTCGGACACAGCGGTACTTTCGTTGCCCACATCGTCCCGGACTTTGATATGTACGGTTTTTAGCCCGTCACCAGAAGTCAAATTGACACTCTTTGTAGTGGCAAAGGTTTCCCAACTGGCCGACGCTTCCTCCGCTACACCGTCAATGCCCCAAATCTTCATTTGGTAGCCAGTGGTAACATCATCCGAGACTCCGATCGTTAGCTTAACCGCTGTGCTAGTAGCATATAGGGCACCGTCATTGATGCTTAGTGTTAGGCCAGACGGCGCAGTTGTGTCGAGTGTAAGGTTAAAATAACTTGCCATGCTTACTTCTCCTTTTCTGTTTCAAGTTCCAGGTAGAAATATCCGCCCGGTCTGGTATAAATCGTTTCATCTCCAACGGCGGCTGTCTTTACGCCTACTGCACCAGAAAATAGTTCAGCCACTGGGATATCTCCAATGTTGAGCATATCGTCACCCCCGAATCAGGTATAGGGTTCTTTGATCTTTTTGGGGAAGTTCATCATATTCCGCCCGGTCCAAAACTTTGATGACGTTGACCTCCTGGGAAGATACATTACCAGTTCCTCCACCTCCGCCAACAGGCAGCGGGATATCCGACGCCTCATACTGGCCACTGTCTGGGTTCCAAATCTCCCAAAATCCATCCAGGCCGGGCCTCGGGGGGTGCTGGTTCAGCTCTGTGATACGCTCCTCCATCTGCTCAAACTCAGAAGGTAGCGGAGGTGGGAAAGCGTCTACGGCGTTAATGGAGTCATGGACCGTTGCGTAAAATATGTTGCTATGCCGCACCTGTTCCCCGAGGGTACCCCTGACCTGCATTAAATACTGACCGTCATCAGCCAGCATGGAGGCCGTCAGCAAGGCGGAGTACACTTGCCCGACGCGCTGGAGCTGGATAATATTCTTTTGACCATCCTTCTCCACATCCACCTTTAAGGCCCACTCGTCTGTGAGGTCTGTGGAGATTTCGAGGGCTACAGCCTCATTGTCGCCCTCAAACCCTAGGCAAAATTTAGGCGGGGCGCAGATGTACCAATTTGCCATGATGAGCATTATGTCCCGCCTCCATCCATAGCGGCCACCTTGTCCAGGAGGGCATCGATCTCCTCACCGCTGTATTTGCTGGTGTAGTATTCGGTCGGTTCTTCTGCCGCTTCTCTGGCTAATAATTTCCGCTCAAGTGCCGCTACACGCTCCTCCAGAGTCAGTTCCATTTTCTCACCTCACACAATTAGCCGACGGCCAAGCTTGTCCAGAACAACGAGGCCATTTCTGTCTTTCACGGGGCCAGATACCTTTTTTTTAGGTGCGCCATAGTAAACAATTACACATCCATCCGCTCCGTCTCCGCCAGCTCCTCCTTTACCACCATGTCCACCAGAAGAACCATCCGCGGTTGTGTATTTGGTGTATGTTTCCCAAAGCTGAATACGAGACCCACCGCCGCCGCCGCCACCGCCGCCGCCATTTCCTCCGTCTCCTCCGCATCCGTATAGCGTAGCTATAGACTTTGAATCGCCTGATGCTCCGTTTCCTCCAGATCCGTAAGAAGATGGATTTTGGTCGTTTATCCCTCCTTGCCCTCCAGGAGAATTATAAGAAGAGCCACCGCCACCACCGCCGCCGTATCCTTTTTGCCATGCAATTCCATAGTTTGGACTTTTGTTTGTCTTATAACGATATCCAGGAACGTCTTTAGGGTTTTCTGTGTAATTATTCCCAACAAGTTCTTCTATACGATACTGTGAACTTCCAGACCCAACAAGTGTACAAAAATAATTAGGGCTTGTACCTGTTGCCTTTATGGTAGCAGATTTAAAGTCGCTTAGCCTCCACTCTCCAGTTTTTGTGTCAAAAGACGACTTTGTATATCCAGAAATTGTTTCTCCGATTGTAAAGCTTTCGGATGAAGATCCCCCATCAACTTCACGCCAACTGTGCGGTGTAGAGCCTCCACTATAACTTCCGGCTTTGCCCCCAGCGCCACCAGGTATATCTCCTGAATTTTCTCCACTGTCACCTTTCAATAGTTCATAGGCAGTTGATTCCCCTCCGTTTCCTCCATTGGCTCCATCGGCTCCGATGTCTCCTGTTTTTGCATAAGTTTCTTTTGTTATGATGTCTGTGTATCCGGCACCTGTCGAATCTCCATCACCACTTGAATAAACCATCCCACCTATCGAAATAGTTGTTTCTGTCCCGATAGATCCTTCTGCCCCATTAGCTATCCCTCCAGTTCCTCCAGCCCCACACTGGAATTGAAGGGTCCTATCATCTCCGATTTCAAGATCTACTGTAAGAAATTTGCCCCCTCCTCCTCCGTGCCCCCCATTTCCACCAGATCCACCTTTCCCAAAAACTCCAATGCCAGTTCCGCCATTCGAAGCACTAGCAGATGCACCATCATCACCAGGTTCTCCGTCCATTCCGGCTTGACCTCCGTTACCAGCTCCGATTACGACAACACGCACATTTACTGCCTGATCAGGTATTTGCCATGTACCGCTACCGGACAAAACAATTCGATTTTCTAATATCTCAACGTCCTCCGTCTGCGGTGGCTTATATCCAACAAGCATTTTTGAAGTTGACTTTAATGTATTTGAAATGTTAATATCTTCTATTTCAATGCAGGCCGTAACTGGTTCTTTGTTATATGGGTCCCACGTCAACACACGGTTTCCTGTTGATTCCCCTTTATAGACAACTGGTGCTTGGATAGATTGAGCATGCTTATAGTAATTTTTCATTCGGTCTGCGACAGCCGCAGAGTTTATGAGCGATACCAACGTAGCATTTTCAACCTTCTTTACATTCGGCTCTTTGGCTGAAACAATATCACGTATGATTTGGCTTTTGTTGTGTGTATACTTTGTTCCAGTAAGCCTTCCGGAACCTGAAGATAGTTTTGCGTAGTTGGCTCCACTCTCTAAAATAGTAAAGCCAGATGCGGATAGATTAAAAACAGGCTCTTCAAATGTGATAATACTGCCTGCTTCTGTGGCCCCTTCAAAAAGTGTAGATGACTCACCAGATTTTATATATTGGTGTTCTGTAACAATTACTTGGGTTACTTTGGCCGCGTTAGTGACGCTCGGGCCCTGATACATTCGGTCTAAACCAAGGTTCCCGCTAATTCCATCCCAAAGGGCCGCAATCCGAAGAACTCCATTTAGATCAGTTCGAATAGTTGCGCCAATTGCAAATAGAACCTGTGACAAGTTATCCCTTGCTGTAGCGATAGGCAACCAACCATACAATTTTATGTCTGCTAAATTTGTTTTTATCTCGTATGGTATTGTGCCGCATATGGAAGCAAGAAGTTCGGATGCAGTCTCTCCAGAGTAGATTCCTCCATAATGCTGATTTTCAGATAAAAGCCCAATTGCGCTTGTTGCAGATATCTTATATGTATTAGGGCCATTCCGGTCAATGGATTTCACATAAAACACACCGGTCTGAACGTCATCATAAAAATAAACAATTGGAGCGTTTCTTTCAAACTCTGTAATTGTTCTGTCCTCAGTCTCAATTACGACTGATAATGTATTGGCTTCCAGAGAGGAAGATAGAAGAGATGTTGCAATATGAAGATTTCCGCTTTTAATTTTGTTGCCCTCAAACACTCTGTCGCCATACACAATTTTGTTTTTGTTTGCCATCTCCTATCCTCACTTTTTACGGCTTGACCTGTGCGTCTATCGGGACAAAGCTTACCTCTATTTCTCCCCAATAATTTACGCTACCTTCTACCTTCTCCATGTCTTGAGATGCGCTAGTATAATACGCCTCGTAGGAGATGGTTGTCTGTCCGTCCGCAGCCTCCAACATAACGCTATCATCGACTGAGTGTTGGTACAGATAGTCCCAAAAGGTATCCAGCCCTTCGTAATTGTCTCCTCTGCGAAACACTGTAATCTTATGTCCAAGATAGGTTCCAATAACATCACGTATCATTCGACCGGAAAGCACTCGGCCAGCATTATCTCCATCTAGTACATTGAAACTTCGATTATAAGTCGAAATTGCAACATCTGCGTCAAACTCAATGCCGTTCAATTTGATATAGCTCATTTAACCCTCCACCAAATTTACGCCGATACGCTGAACTTCGCTCTGAGTTGCTTGATAAGATACGCGACCAAGCACCTGCTTGTCGATTTCCAAGATAACTGTATTGGAGCCGCCGCCACCATATCGCTGCATCCCACGAGCAACAGCGGCTTCAATCTCAGATGTTGGAGCCTCTATATTTGTCCCGCTCTTTTGATCTCCCAGTACGGCGAGGAACTCTTTATTAGGCGGTATGACCGCGCCTTTTGCAAGGGCAGGAACGTCATCAATTGAAAGCCTTGGTACTGACATTCGGCCTGAGCCGGATCTGGCTGAAAAGGAACCGCTACTTGTTTTTCCGCTACTGTTTAATGCTTTGAGCGCAACGCCACCGCCTAAAAGGGCTATTCCAGCCAGCAAGAAAAACGGATTAAGCGTCATTGCTCCGATTGCCACTAATGCAATACCAGCGAGCAGGAGCGCCGTAGATACCCACTGAGATACCTGATCAAGCTGCAACACTTCAACCCAACTTTTCATTTCAGTGCTATTGGATGCAGCTAATGCCGTACCAGCAATAAACAACCCAATTCCAGCAACTAGCAAGGCAATGCCGATCCCCTGCATACCTGGAACCAGAATCAAAACGAGGCCAATTATTGCAATGTACGGCGATATCTCTACCATTGCCGCGGACAGTGCAGAAACGATAGTATCAATTAGCGATTCGCCGCCATCCATTTCCATCTTGCTAAATGCAAAGATCGCAATACCAAGAACAATTAAACCGATTCCTAGGGCAATTTGACCTGCAACCAAGAGCACTATGCCAATTATGGCAATCCATGGGCCAATAACTTCTGCGGCCTCTTGCAATCTCGTTAGGATATTTTGTATAAAATCCCCCTCATCGCCTGCGGCTTTACCCACGGCCCAAATCGCCGCACCTGCAATAATGAAGGAAATACCCATTAAGATATTCCCCATGATTACAAGGAGAACACCAAGAACCGCGATCAGGGGGCCAACTACTACAGCCGCCTCCGAAAGTCTTGTTTTTATGTTTTCAACAAAATCCCCCTCATCGCCTGCGGCTTTACCCACGGCCCAAAGGGCTGCTCCAGCGATAATAAACGCCACACCAAGTAGGATGTGTCCAGTGATGACAAGAAAAACACCTAAAACGGCAATCAGGGGACCAATGACTGCGGCCGCCTCCGAAAGTCTTGTTAAAATATTTTGGATAAAGTCTCCTTCGTCTCCAGATGCCGCCCCCGTAGCCCAAATTGCTGCGCCCATAATGATTAACGAAATGCCAATAAGAATATGTCCCGTAATAACCAAAAGAACGCCAATCACGGCAACCAGAGGCCCGATAATAGAAAGGGCCTCACCAAGCCCTCCTTGTAATAACGCCTTTATAGCTTCTGGATTCGATGTAACAGCATCCACAATAGCAAGCGCACCAGCTACCATCAAGGCGAGTCCGACCGGGATACTTGCTCCTGTAAATACAAGAATTGCACCAATTGCAAGGAGTGCAGCACCAGTAAGTAGCTCAAGGATGGCCGAAAGGGCATCCTGAATACTGGTTTTTACAATAGAGAAATCTGGCTCGATTGATTGGTCCTGTTGTGCCTGATTTTCGCTTTTATTGCTGCTTCCTGAAAGCTGGTTGATTTCATCAAAAGAGGCGAGCGACTTCCCAGCTTCCTCCGCAGCCTCACCCGTTTTTTCAAGTGCTTCTGTTTCCTCATACAGATTTTCAGCGGAGTCCGCAGCTTTCTCTGCTGTTGTACCAAAAAGCGCAGCAGTAATCCGGGCGGCCATTGAAATTATACGGGCCAACATATCGACAAAACTTGTAAATGCTGGTATAATGACCTCAATCATCGGCTGAGCGAGTGTCAGGAGAGCCCCTTTTAGACGTGCAATAGATGCTCTAGCCTCGTCATTTGTTTTGATGACTTTCCCCATCCATTCACGGAACTTCGCAAGACCTTGTGTAATGACCGTGAATACAAGCGCACTTCTGATAACTTCACGCATGCGAGAGGAAAATTTGCTTGCGCTCTTTTGCGCTCTATCTACTGATTTTGCCATTTTGGCGGCGGCAGGGCCGGACTTTGCCATGTTCTGCTGGAGCCCTCCGGCTTCCTCTTTTGCCAGGTTCAACTTTCCTTCTAAGCCAGAAATTTTGGAATCATAATCTGAAAGCGCTTTTTCAGCCTGCCTCCACTCTTTCTCAATTGCGTCAACCTTTTCTTGTTGCTTTTTCAATTTGGAATCGACCATAGGCCTGTCAGAATAGGCACGCATATAGTCATCAGCGGACGAACCAGGTTTCATGGCGGCATTGATAGCATTCTGTTCGTCCTGGAGCATGGATAACTGCTTCCTGGCCTCCTCCAACTCCGCATTTACAACGTTGAGGTTTTCTACTAAAGGAAACCTCCCCTGCTTTTTGGACGTAAGTTGATCTTCAAGCGATTGGATTTTCTTAGCAAGCTGATTCAGCTCTTTTTGTGCTTTCTTATTGTCAATATTGGTTTCAATGACGATGGAGCCGTCAGCGGCCACATTAAACACCACCTTGAGGGGAGAGATTTACATTGGAAGGGTACAAAGAAATCATTATTACAAGAGAAAAATCGCCGTGGGGATGTGCTGTCGACTTCACGGTACTTTTGGATGACAAAGTGGTTGGGATTTTAAGAAACGGCACAACCGTTTCTGCATACGCTCAAGATGGACCCCATACGCTTTCGTTCCAAAAGGGGCGTAAAATCGACTGCTCAATTTCAATCCTCGTATCGCCGGATGACACTGCAAAAGTTGTAAACACAGCAATATCTGGATCACACCTCGTAGTTGAGAGTGAATACGCAACAAACACACCAGAAACCGCTGTTTTCGATAGCGAGAACGCCCCGGGAAAAAGAAGCAGAAAAATTAAGGGAAATGTTGCCTTTGCAGCTGTGATTGTCGTTGCTATTATTGCCGCTGTATCTCTTACTTTTGGGGGCCGCTCTGATAGTCCGTCAAACGATGGCTATAGTCCAAGCCAATCAACTACTACGACCACGCAGCCATCCGATAATTTAGCGCAGAACATCCATCCGGAGGAAATTACCATCTCAGCCAACAGCTTGTGGGCGGCATATAAGGAGAATGCAGTGAATGCCGATGCGCTGTATAAGGATAAAATCTTGGTTGTGACTGGCACAATTCAAAACATCGGGCAGGATGTTTTAACAAAAGCACCTTGCATTTCGCTCGAAACAAATGACGGTTATGGCCTTTATCCTATACAGTGCTTCTTCCCGAAGGATGGAGACCAAACGGATTTGATTGCACAGCTAAAGGATGGAGACTACATCACTATCGCTGGTGAGTGCGATGGAATCCCTCTTGCTCAAGTTCAGTTGACAAAATGCACGATACGATAATCATAGCCGCCCCTCCTGGGGCGGTTTTATTTTGCGCCTGTCCAGAGATTAACGAGGTCATTCTCCGCCTCGCTGTAAGTCTGCTTGATGTCGATGATGTCACGGTTCTTTCGGTAGAACTCCCTGTCAGACTTGTCCAGCGGCTTGCCCTTTGCCTTCTTGTCGCGGATGCGGACGATCTGGGCAAAGAGGCAGTCCCCTATTTCCGCATAGGCCGCGAGGATAGTCCACCAGTGGATGCCGCCCGTGTTGGTTTCGATGTCGTAGTCCACAGCGCGGGCTTCATAGCCCAGCACACGGTTGATAGGGCCAATGATGCGGGGGAAGTCCATAGGCCAGTCCACAAGGTGGGGGCCTTTCTGCTTCCGTGGCTCCTCGCCGCCGTTGATGAATCGAAAAACCTCTTTCATGGCCGCGTCATAGTCGGTCAGCTCGTCAAAATCCACATAGAAGATTTGGAGCACGTCAAGGGCCCGGTCTTCCTCGCTGGAATCGGGGTCGTTCATGGCCTCGAAAATGTCGAGGATAACCCGATAATCATAGCGGATATCAAACTCCTGCCCGTCTATATCCACGCTTTTTGGAAGTCCATAGCTCATGGCGTGCTCCTTTGGTTACTTCTTCTGATACTTCTGGTATTTCGCTGTGTACTTGCTGATGCGCGGGTTAGTAAGCTTCTGCTCTCTGGTGAAAGTGGTATCAATCTCATCCATGACCGCCATCATCAAGTTGCACCAGACAGGGAGGCCGTTGGCAATGGCATAGACATTCATGCCGCCGAAGACAGACTCGCTCACAGGGGCCTCGAACACGCCGTCAATAATGCCGCGCATTTCAGCGTCCCGCTCTTTGGCAAACTCGAAGATTTCCTTCTTGTCCACCATCTTCTCGATCTGTGCTTTGTAGCTCTCCTGCTTCTTGTCCAGATCCTCAAAAGCGGAGTACAGCCGCTCAACGAAGTTGCTGTCAGTGGGGTTGAACGACACCTCGCACTTGCCATTCAAAGAATATGTAACAAGGCCGGAGTCAAAATTCAGTTCCTTCATAAGTTAACCCTCCACGGTTCCCGGTGTGAATTTCACAGTTCCAGAACTAATCGATGCTGTACCAACAGTTCTAGTGCCGCCATATGTAACATCAATTGGCATCCCAATTGTGCCACCGCCTTCACCACCGAGCCCGGACGGCAAAATAGAGCATGAGGAGTATCTTTCAGCAAATACCGCTGTTCCGGCCGTCCCCGCATACAGATGGACAATAAGCATATCTTGATTCATCAAAGCGTTCACGTTCTGATCTTTGATAGCAAGGTTCCAGATTTTTTCCTGTGCTGCGTCATCTGCATCCAACTCACATGGGTCAAAGGTTTGTGTAATGGTTGGTTTCTTCCCGTTGGTATAGGTATTTCCAAAAATATCAACTTTGGTTTCTGTTTGCCAGTCGTATTCGGCTGAACTGTCCTCTACACGCTTACCGATGGGAGACCACGTAGGCGTAGAGCTCTCTCCAGTGTTTAGGTAAGCAATTAACATTTCACGGCCTACGGTCTGGCCCGGCGTAGTATTAAAAGTCAAATCAGACTCAGGCATTGTTTTTCTCCTTTCAAACGCCAACTTCATATGTCAGTTTCATCAAAATCTGGTAGTCTTCATAGCCGTCCTTATAAGCGGAAAATTTGGAGGATTGTGTGGTGGGCTCAACTCGGAGCGCCCGAATCTCGTCTCCCAAATCAGGAAGATTTTTTCTTGCCCAGTCACCGAAGTGGTTCAGTAGCTCGTCAGCCTCCAGGCGCTTGTCGTTGCTGCGCCCAGGCTTAATACGATAAATTAGTTTGAATTGGTACTCCGCCTGATAGCCGCCCAGGATGAACCGCTTTGTGATATAGGTTCCCTGGATGGTAGACAATGCCATACCGGTCTCGTCTCCCTGGTCAGCGGACAGAAACTCATATTTAATGATGTCCACCGGCTTTTCCGGGAAGGTATTGGCCCACACCAGCATGGAGCGGGAGATTTTATCCACTTCTTCTGTCGCCGCCAGCATGCGGGGTTTCTCTTTTTTCTCAGAGTTCACGTTTCACCGCCTTATCCGCCGTCCGAATCCAGTTATCCAAATTCTCGGCCTTGCTGGCTTCGAACCAATGGGATTGTGCCTGCGCATGTGATGCTGTATTAAATACAAGGTTTTTGTCAGTCAAGACCTTTGTTGTGCCCTTTGATGCATAACTGCTACCTGTAGCCGGGTCTACCATTAGTTTTCCAAAATATAAGTAGCGTGCATATGGGCCTGGGTAAATCACTTCTGAACCATCTACCCGCGTCCGTTTGTCCAATGATCCGGTAAGCATCGGAACATATGGTGATGTGTCCTTCCGCACCTGGAGTGCCACAGTATGCTCCGCTTTGGTGCACTCCTCATCCAACTTGTCCCTGATTGCTTCCAGCCCTTCGGCGCGGAAACTGAATTTCAGCATTAAACCCCACCAACTTCCCAGTGAGCCATTTCACCGCCGAAGTCCTTTTCATCGACTTTAGTAATATCGTACACACCGTCGTAGTCGGCCTCTATGGTCTCTACCGTCCATTCCGGGTGTATAGCCTCACCCTTGATGAAAAAACTATCACGGGCCACAGAGAGCGTCCATAGGTCGCTTTTATCATCTGCTTTCCAGAACTCGACTGGCCCGACATACCTTCTCTGGATGCCTGTCACACCGTCCAACGCCTCAACCGAAAATGGAATGTACAGGTTGACTGCATCCGCGCTTTCCAGCCCGCTCTTGGTTACATTGGAACCCTTAGAGGCATCCAGAAGGACTCCCCGTAGGACAGTGATGTGGTTCACTGTGGTCTCCTCAAAGGTGGAATGGTCCGTCTCAACGTAGGTGTTATAGACCGTCACAACATGGGGGAACATGTCCATAGCCGCACCCCCTTCCACGGTATAGAAGGCCCGTACCGGCTAAATACTGCGCTGCAACAGATGCAAGATGTGTTTGTGCCGACTGAGCCGCTGCCGTGGCCTGCTGGGCACTTTCACCGCCGCTTCGGTAAGCTTTGGACCAGCTACCCACACTCTGGCTTTGCAACTCTCCGGCCTCTCCAGCATTTGCGGAGTTTTTAAGGGCATTCAGGGCCGCTTGCTGGGCAAGATCGATACTCTGGTACTGTTCTGCCACAGCGCAGCAAGCCATCTTCACTGCGTCCAGCTCTTTGTTTTGAGCCGCCCGTCCTTGCGTGTAGTAGTCCAGAAAGGAACTTGCACGCAGGGACAGACGAGGGAAGTCAGCCCTTTGAATAGCCGTGCCTAGATACGCAGCAGTGTAATACTCATAATCTGCGTAAGCCATCAGGCCGCCCCCTTACTTCTTCGCACGGGCTTTCGTCTTAGCCTGCGGCTCAAACGTCGCCCCAGTGAAACTAAATTTCACTACGCTGGAATCATCAACAAGCACCTCGAAGGTATCATCCTTGGTCACCCGGAAGACAATGTCCGCGTCAAACAGGATGTCTTCCTTTGTAGGAGAGCCATTTTTCTTGAAGGTCATCTTTGTCCCGGTCTTTGTCAGGTGAACCGGGAAATAATACCCGCTCTGCTCGTCCGGGGCGCTGCTGAACTCGGTGTAGTTGGTCACATAATGAAATGTGCCCGTTACAGCGCCGTTCGCATAGACCTTCAGGTCATCACCCACAAGCTCGGAAACCTGTTTCCCCAATAGGGTCTGACCGCTGGGGAATAGCGTTAAAGTGTCAGACCCTATTAACCCCCCGCCGGTGCGTAAACAGCAAAAGGGAAGGCGTTCTCATTGCCGACGTTGAAGGCGTTGATGGGATTGGGAATCTCCCAGCCCAGCCGCATGACGGCGCGGAGGGCCACCATGTCGTTCTGCATCAGGTTATAAAGGATATTGCCAGTGGTGGGATCTTGTACCACGCCGCTATCGAAAATCTTAAAGGTCATGTCCTGTCGGATGGCATAGACCAACTGGCTCCAGTCACCCACGATAGCCAAAGATTCCTCCGGGTCGTAAGCGCCGTTCACGGGGAAGTACATGCTCATGCCGTCCAGCGCGTAGCGGGTATCTCCCTGCATATCGGTCTTGAAAATGGGCTGGCCGTTCTTGTCCACAAGGCCGCGCAGCTTGGCGCGCATCTGGATAGCCGCCATTACGCCGTTGGGGATATAGCCGCTCTCCTCCACTTTGGCAATCACGCCGCCCTCGCCCATGATGTCCTTGAAAATGTCGCTGGTAGCGGTCACAACAGCGCTTGCGGTAGTGGCAGAAGGGACAAGGCCATCACGCCAAGAAGTCGGCTTGTCCGTGCCGTACAGAATAGCGGCGTCGATGACCTTTCCGAATGCCTCCTGAAGACGGGGCCGCACCTCGCCCCAGATGTCGTAGTCGCTGTCGTCCAGAACGGCCTCGGGGATGGGGACAATAACCGCAATTTCCTCGGCGTAGATTTTCTTCTTGTCCCACGCCATATTGGTGGTCTTTTTCAGAGACGCCTTGGAGTCGGACGCGCCGGTGGTCGCCTCGCCGTTCACAAAGTAGGCGGTGGGCAGGGCGTCCAGCACATTAAGGGTCTGGGTCTTGCTGGTCATGTTGGGCAGCCGCCGGGCCATCCGCAGCACGGCGGACTCCGTTACGGCCCCCTGGATAATTTCACGGGTTACGGGCTCAGGGATAAGCCCAGAAAGTTTGCTTCTATCGATAATGTCAACAGCCATTTATGTTCTCCTTTCATTTCAGTGCGCCCCGGATCAGGGCGTTCATTACATCGTTTTCTCCTGTTTTTTGCTTCCCTCCGCCCACTGGAGCAGTCCAGTCAAAGGAAGTCTTCTTGCGGTCAGCGGTGAGCGCGTCCACGGCCTGCTCAAAGGTGGTCTTGTCGTCCACCATCTTCCCTGCCTTGAAGGCGATGAACTCCGCCTCCTCGCCGGTCAAGCCCTTTTTCAGGACATACAACTCACGCTTCAACTGGTCTCTCTCCGCTTCTGCGGTTGTCAGCTTTCCGGAGAGAGTATCCCTCTCGCCAGTCAGCTTGTCCCAGCGTTCTTTCTCTCCGGCCTGCCCGTCCTTCCAGGTGCGGTAGGCGGTCAGCTCTTCTTCGCTGGGCATTCCCTTCATGGCTTTTGCAAGCCGCTTGCCAATCATGGAATCCACTTCCGCCTGAGTGAAGGTTTTCTCAGGAGCGGGCTCCGGCGCAGGGGCCTGGGTAGGGTTATTGATAGGTTCGCTCATAAATACCTCCGTTTATTGTCAGGGCCGTCGCCCTGCGGTTTTACGCCTCTCGGCAAAATAGAAAGAGCCATCAAACCGTTACAGTTCGTAACCGGTTCAATGGCTCTTGGCTCACAGGCTCTTGGCTCTATGCGATATTTACTTCCATGTCGTGCTTACATGCCTTGCATCGAAACGGCATGTGCTCTACTTTGGTATCCGGTCGAACCGGGAAAAGAGCTTTCCCGCAGTACGGGCAGCAATACCATGTTTTCCCGTTAATTTCTTTTATCACGCGCTGCCCTCCATAACATACCACTTGCACTTCTCGCAGACTTCATTTGATTTATCTACGTCAAACGGCTCTATTGCAAGCTCCATGTCCATCTCGTCCTCCCGAACTTCTTGGACCTCATAGCACTCTCCATATAGGATTTCTCGCCCAAAAAGAGGGCAAACGCATTTATCATTGTGATTTTTCGCCATATCATTTCCCCTCCAAATAGTCCCGATACTTCTTTCTCAGCTTTTCCGGGACCGCTGTTACAATCTTCCCGTCAACGCTTAAAACTACATAACCGCTATCTGCCAAGAATTTCAATGTATTCCGGTCAGTCTGATACAAAACTAACCTGCTGTTATTTATGATACTCTGCGACGCTTCAATCGTCAATGCAGATCTATCCGGTTTCATCGTAAGGTTATTTGCAAAGTGGTCTGTCACACCGCTAATCTGCGGCGGGTCAAGTTGCACCTGATATTGTCTGGAAGAGAATTTACCGACAATTTTTATGTTCCCTTGATATGATTCCAGACCGGAAAATTGTTTTATGCTGGTTAGCTCTTCCGGATATTGAACCTGCATTCTTTCTCTTTGTAACGGTAGCCCCGCCGCCTCGCTGAACGCCTTGTATTCCTGATTCAGTCTCCGGATACGGGTAGTCACCGCCTGGTAGTTCTCCGTCAGTCCTGCGGCCTTGTATGCGGTCTGTTCTCGCTTCAGCTTGCGGATAGTTCGCTCGACCTGCCGCTGTTTCTGTGTGGCCTCATAAGCTGTGTAGTGCTTTCCCTCAAAATCCACGTCGTGCCCATCGTCTATGTGAGCAAGTTCTTCGTCGGTATATGTTCGCTCCATCACACCATCCACAAAGGCAGTCCTGATATGTCGGCAGTTTGCACCCTCCAAGCCGTCCACATAGCCAAGCCCGCACACCTCATAAATGCTAGGATACTTGTCCCCGGTCCTTACGGAGTACACCCGGCCCTGCCATGCCTTGTGGTTTTGCCAGCCAACACCCTTGTCCCGAGCCCCGATGTGGGCGGACACTTCAAAATAAGGTGTTTCCAGATACTCTGCGCTCTGCTCCGTGTACTTGGCACAGATCTGGGATACGCCTGTCATCACCGCCCTGCGGGCTGCCACGTCGATTTGGTCTCGGTGTCCGCTCTCATAATCCACGATCTTGATACCACTATCCGCAAGCTGTTTGACGGCGCTTTTGATGGCCTGATTGTAAGAGATGGCCCCGCTCGTGATCTGCATTTCAGCGTTATCCAGCGCCCATTGATAGGCCCTGGCCGTGGGAAGCATCGTCCGCCCGTTGTCCACCAGAAAGCCCATAGAGCCGGTCAGATTGCGGAAGGTCTGCCGCGTCTGCTCGTAGATAGCCCAGATATCCTCAATGCTCACCAGCGTCTCCGTGGCCGTCACACCTGCAAGGTCCATGACATCCCGGTAATACTGCTGATTGCGTTCCACAACGTCGTCCAGAAGCTTTTGCAAGTCCCGCTGGCTGATGTTTGCGGTGCTCTGGATGGCCCTTTCTATGCCCTTTAGGTCAATGCCATGGGAGCGGAGTGCCCGTATATCCTGCACCGTGACCTCGTTCAGCTCGCCGGATAATTTCAGGCGAGAACATATTTCCTCCAGGAGCGTCGCTTCCAGACTGCGGTATAGCTCGGCCAATTCTTCTGGAAGAGAGTCCAGAACTTCGGGAGAGAATGGATATTTCATTCAATCTCGTTCTCCCCTTCCGTTGTCATGTCCTCCATCTTCGGCAGCATTTTCTTAGCCGTAGCCTCGTCCTCGTTGTACCACTTCATGCGGTACTCCCAGTCGTTCATAATGCCCGCCGCAAGGTCCTGCCGGTCATTATTTCGCTCCGTGGTCTTGTCCTCGATGATAGAGTCATCAAAGTCAATGGTAACTTTAGCATCTTCATTCAGCCCGGCGCCCATGGCTGCATTCCCAAGCCGAAGAATGATATGGCACAGCTCTGTAATAGCCTGTTCCAAGATAATTTCATGCTTCTTGATGGTGCGGAACATGGTGCTATTCTCGCTGATGACCTGGGTGGCCGTGGTGATATTCCCACTGTCAAAGCGGTAGTACGTCTCCCCAAAGCCGCATTTGCTGGACAGCAGATTAAGTTGTGTCTGCACGCCCTGGGTGTGTTCCGCCGTTCGCAGGTTCATGTCGATAGGCTGGATGATGTCCCCGCCCTCGATGTCCTCCGGCAGCATATAATAGGCAAGGTCATCAGGGTCAAAGACCGGCTCGCCATCCAAATACTTCTGCGCGGACGGCTTGACCATAACCCGCTTTTTCCCGAGCACAAACTCATTGACATAGCTGTCAAAGGCGATGTCTACGCCCTTCATGCTGTCGATGGCGTTGGCGTATACCGAAATCCCGAGCGGGATAGAGTAATCGAAGTTGTTGGCGATGTTTGGCCGATCAATGACAAACTGCCGCCGGTCGCTGCCGGTGTGGACCACGGGCGGCACCCGCTCAAACCCCTTCACGGAGGTCAGCGGAACCTCAGTATCCACGTTATGGTTCCGATATGTATACAGCCGATTCTCAATGTCGTACAGACCGTCCACCTTCCGGTGAATTTGCAGATAGCAATAATCATCCTCGTTTACGTTGACGATACTGTCAAAGGCACATTCAGTAATGACGCCATTCTGCCAGGACAGGGGCCAAATATGCTCTACCGTAACATAGTCGATAATTATATCGGTGGCGCTTCCTGGAATCGGCCCTGCTTCCGTGGCCTCCATGCCCACTACACGGGGAATAAAAGCCACCGTGCCAAGAGCGAAGGCCATTTCCTGCATCTCATTGGAGCGCACGCGAAAGTTGTTCTCATTCAGAACCCGGTCAATAAACTCCTGCTCCTTTGTGCCATCCAGAGTGATTTCAACCCGCTCATTCATAAGCAGATTAGCCCAATCTTCAGGAATCTTCTTCCCCATGTTGAGACTGTACCGCTTGCAGCTCACCATCCCGGCCCCGTTGCGCACCCGATATCGGTGGAACTCCTTTACGTCTCCCTCATACCAGGACTTCCACTCCAGAACCTTGCCGTAAAAGCCCGCGCTGACGGTGGCAAAGCCCAGCTCTTTGAGTTTGTCGATGATAGTCACTTTCTCACCTCATTACCGGGAAATACCGGACCAGAATAGTGTTTGCGAAATATCGTATATCATCCATGGCGTGGTCGTCTGCCTTGATGACCTTGTCCACAGTGGATTCCTCGTCCCATCGGTATAGGCCAAATTCTCGGATGGCGTCTTTACACTGGCGGTGTATTTTAAGTTCCCCGCTTTTGAGATAGACGGAAGTGCGCCGTATCCCGTCCATTACGTCATTGTTCGCTTTGACAACATGGAACTCATTGTGTCGGAATACCGTAGTGATGAAAGACGCCGCCGACGGGTCAATGACCACATAGTCCACGTTATAGCCGTCTGCCAGTTCCCGTATCGCCTGGTAGTATTCTTCATCAGTCAGCTGCTTCTGCGTCCCGCGCCCGCTGTAATAATACTCCTTGATTCGGACAGCCCCTTGCTTTGTCACGCACCAAAGGCCGGCGGAAAATGGGTTGAGCGTTCCATAGTCCACGGATATATAATACCGGCCCGCCGGCGGTTCCTCGTCCACGATGTTGCTCTCGCCAAACATGGGGTAGATTAGTCCCTCGGCCAGTGCCCACCGCCCCAAAATATAACGGTCATAAAAAACCGTTCCTCGATACTCCCGCTTTAGGTTCTCCACAAAAGCCTCTGGGAGAAACGGATTATCATCAATTGTGTACGTTTGGCTGAAAACATCCGCCTTGCTGTCCAGGAACGCTTTTAGCCAATGATTCGGTCCCTGTGGATTGTACGTACCGTCAAAGCATGAATACGCTTTATCCAGGCGGCTTTTCAGCAGTTCAAAGACTTCCTGGCTCCAGTCTGCTACCTCGTCTCCGTAGCAGTATTTGATGGACGCGCCGCGGATTTTCGAGACCTGGGAAACCTTTTCAGCTCCAAGGCAGTAGCACTTTTCCCCAAATATCCACGCCGTATTGTCGCTGGAGATCGTTCCAACAAGAGTGTCACCATAGATCGTTCGCATAGGCTCAAGCACATTCCGCTCAATGGTGGACTTGGTAACTCCAAGAATGACCGTCAGCCCGTCCTTCCCGACGCGCTCCCGGATGCGGATTGGGATAATCCACCGAAAATCAAGGTATGTTTTCCCCGAACGAGTGGCCCCTCCCTTAAAGTTCCATCGGTGATGCCCCTTTCGGACAAATTCAGTTTGTTTCAGACTCAACAGCATCCCTGAACTCCTTCAACAGCCCGTCCAGCTTATTCAAACTGTCGTTTCCGCTGGCTGTGTTCTTTGTGGCCTTGTCAACGATAATCCCAAAAGAAGTGGCGATTTGAGACAAACCTGCATCACTGATCTTTTTCGGGTCTGTCAGCGCCATCAGGTGGAGATCGATGGCCTCCTGCATCTTCTCCTTGCGGGTCTCCATGAAGGCCAGCATATCAAGCGTGTTCTGTCTCTTTTTTTGTTGCGCCTTTTGGGCGAATCCTTCGCAACCTAACACAACACGCTTAACGGTATCTTTGGAAACCCCATTGATTTTCGCCGTGGCGTTATAGCTCTCGGTCTCCAGATAATCAGCCACAATTTTCTTTTTTTGTCTGTCTGTCAGCCGTGCAGCCATGTCACCACCTCTCGCCTAAGTAGAGTCTACAAATGCCCCCCACCGCCACCGACAGAGCGCGCCCTCTCTCTTTCTTTTCGGGGGAGATTAAGGGGGGATTATAGGGGGGTAAGAGATAGATCGGAAGAGCGTCGT